CGCCCTCGGACTCTACCTCATCAAGTATTTCTTCTTCAATATCTTTTTTTAATAAATCAAACCAACTCATGCTAATTTCTCCGCAACATCTTGTCGTATCTCTGCCCATACTTCGGGGTATTTATCTATTAAAACTTTCTGTATAACTTCTATCTGCTGGACAACAATAGTTTCTTCCCGCTTGTGTACTAATTGACCCTTAAACTCTAACAAGTATTTAAGTGATTCCCTAATTTCCCTTGATAACTTAACTAATGAGTTAATTGTATCTACATCTAAATCCTCATTTTCCAATATAAATTCTTGTACTTTACTTTGCAACATGCCTACATTTCTAGTTAACATGTCTACTTCATTAACTTCTGTTCTAGAAATTTCAATAGCCGCACTTTGTTGCACAATAGGTTTCAAATGCTTACGCATGTGTAGATTAATAGAATCTAAACTTGTTTCTAAGTAATCTGCCATTTCACTTGGACTCATTTGCCCATCTACAATAGACGATTCTAAATCTTGTCTATTTGGCGCAACACACATCTTGCAGTTATGATTTGAGTTATCGTGAAAATTTCCTAAATGATTCTGCATATGTTTTCTAGTAGTACCCATAATCCAACCATGCTCTTTATCTAAATCTTTAGGGTCAATTCTACCTTCAAGTATTTCTACTTCATAATTATCTCTATCCTCATGTTGACATAAAGGACAACTTTTTCTAACTTTCCTCGCCATCTTCATTCACCTCGACTATATATTTTAGGGGAATACCACCCTCTCTAACATATGTTATTGCTTTAATTCTAATATCTTTATGTTTATAGGGTTTATTTAGAGTAGTTCCCCTAATTCCAACCACACCAATCTCATCATCTAAAACTCCCAATTGTTTAGCCCTTCTTTTAGCAAACGCTAGTGCCTCTTGATAACTTTCTGTTGTGTAAGTAATTTTATTCTTATCACGCAAAGCCGCTGGAACATGTATTCTACTTCTTCTTTTTGGAGAGCCGCCTCTAATTCCTTCCTGTAAAACTCTTTCTAAATCTAAAGTTCCGTGATATTCTGTAATAGGACCTAAATCTTCTTCAGGTTCTTCTTCAATTTCAGGTTCTTCTTCAAATTTTAGTATATCTGCCCAACTCATATTAATCATCCCTTGTATATTCTTTTAGTTCATCTATAAACGGGCGAATTTTAATAAAAAATTCTGCTTCTTTTTTATCATCAATATCCTGTTCCTTTAACCATTTAATAATTTCAACAGATATGTCTTGTCCTAAAATTGAACCGCTTGTGTAAAATAATGAACCCAATGTTTCTTTATCACGCTTTTTAAATTCTTTAGCAGATTCAAAGTGAGGCTCTAGTTTTGCTAACAAATCTCTAATTTCATATTCATTTCCAAAAAATTTCATAATCAAATCTTCTATATCTTTTATTACTGCTTCTGCTGAAAATTCTACTGCCTTTAACATTAAACCCGGCTTAACTTCTTCGGGAGTAGTACCGGGTTTTTGGAATGTGTCTACTTCGTCACCCATAACTTCACGCATAAGTCTAAGTAAAAATGTATTACTTGTAGGCCAAGATACTTTAATTTGTTTAATTTTTTCATATCCCGGTATTTCATCAAGTCTAATATTTTTTCTACCTTCTTCTGTTTGTAAGGTAATTGTAGCAATATCACCAATAGTTTCTATTTCTTTTCTACTGTTAATTCTAATTGGTGTATTAGATGCTAGATTATTTAATCTTCCAGTCATCGGTTTTCTTGACTTACCCCTTTGATATATTGTGGGATTTTCAACTATGCTATATACATAATTACGAATAGAAGATAAATCTGAAAGACCATCTATCGTTCTTTTATTAAATCTAAAATCTACATCTATTGGACCCGGTGGTAATTCAGCACCTTTTAGCAATTCTAGAATATTATCTAATAATGTTTTTAGACTATTATTACTACCAAACATGGCTTCCCATAATGGAGGCTTTGCTTTACCGGGGGCTGAATTACTCCAAGTTTTTTTAGGTTTATTTACACTATAAGTTTGTTGTTTTTTCTTAGCCTTATCCTTTCTATATTCGTAATAAGCGGGAGTTAGATAATGACCATACATCACACCTCTAGTTATTTTAGCAGGTTCATCTCCATCAGCAGGTTCATATTCTACTATTGTGTGAAATGGTGTATTGGCAGGATTCATGCTATTTGGAGAAGCACTTTTTTGATTTTCTATTTCTTTTAATTCCTCAATTAAATCTTCTACCATATCAATATCATCTTGAGTAGCCTCATCATCATTAACTATATCTAGTACTTCTTCTAGAATATCAGAAGCACCAAAATTAGATACATTTTTTCTAGACAAAGCGGCCTTCCCATGTGATAAAAGCCAATCATATACAGAAGGACTATTAGGTTTATTTGTACCTGCATCTGGCCTTCCCGTAATTCCCGCTTCTTCTTTTTGTTTCCATTTAGTTCTGAAAGAATTGACTAACTCAACCGCTTTTGCTCTATCCCATTCTAACTTAATTGGTTCAGCCATATGTATTACTCCCAGTTTTGTCTTAAAAACATTTCCCAACCTGTTGTATTTTCATCATATGTTGTAGTATCATTCATTTTTCTCAATCTCCTTTAATTTATTTATAATATCAAGTGGGATTCCCAATGTCTTACTATCTTCTATTAGTGCTTTGAGGGCGAGTTTCCAATCTTCTCCGCTTTTGGCCTTACGCACATAATCTTTCCATTTGGCTATAATAATCCCCCCTTTAATTTATATTCCTTCTTATTGGAAAATTACTTAGAAACTTTTCATAATTTTCTCGATTTTTAAAATATATATTACCACCTTGTATAATATTATTTCTTAAACCAAAATATGTTATGTATCTTGAAATATTTCCGTTTAGAAATAACTGTTTGTTTGCGTTTCTTATACTATATTCAAACATGTTTTTAGCGTAAGTATTAATTAAAGCACTAAAATTAATATAACTTTTAAATAAATATTTAACACCTTGTAGGTGGTAAAACATTTCCTGATATTCCGGAGACCTAAATTTAATACCTCTTTTTTTATAATCCTCAAGTGTATTTTGTATATAATTAAGGTAATTTTCTACAAACTCTTGACCATCAACCCTAACTTGAAAACTTCCTTTTCTATCCATAATTTTATTTATGGTATCTTTTATAATTTCAGGTTTTAGTTTTGTTTTTCTTTTTATTACACTAAACCAAGTCATTTCTCACCCTCCACATATATGTTACTAAATACAGGGTGTCTATTATAGTTTTGGTCTAAATATGATTTAACTTCCATAGGTTTTGGTCCTCGTAGCCCCATTTCTTTTGATATTGCATCCATTACATCTTGTAGGCTTATTCCGTCACGAAATACTTTATCTACAATTGGTCGCCAATCGCCCTTTAGTATTTTTCTCCAACTCATGTTATCACCAATTATAGTTACATGCCCAATATCCAGCAGTTAATTTATTCTTTTTCTTTTTACAATTATGTCTTGACTTAAAGTTAGCCCTTCGCTTTTTATTCTTATGTTGTAGGAAGTCTTTATATCCTCTTGCACCAAAACTTACAATTCGGTATTTTTTACCTTGCCTTGCCAAAACACGATATTTTTTCTTACTACCTTTTGGTGCGCGTTTAGGTTTGTTGATGCCGGGAAATCTTTCTCCACGATAAATTACACCATTCTTAACTCTTTTAATTTCAGATGCTTTTATCAAATCGTCACTTTTTACAACTTCTGAACATTCGTCACAACAAGACCTTTTTAGTAAATTAAACCAACTCATTCTTCTTCCCCCAAATTTAATGTTGTCTGACCTTCTGCTCTTTCTTTAGGGATTTTTGTTGATAAAGGTTTTGCTTTTGGTCTAGCCTTAAACCAATCTTTTGCGTCACGGTCACTTATAGAAGCACCATCTGTAATTTCTTTGGGTAGTTTCATTTGTCTTTTTAAAACACTAAACCAACTCATTAAAAACCACCCCTTCTACTTTCCCTTTGTCTTTTTTCTTCAAGTTCTCGTTTTTTTCTTAATCTTTCTTTTAGTTCTTCAACTGTTAGTCTTGGTTTTTTTGACAACCGTTTTTTTCTTGCTGCTTCAGTAGCAACAAAATCAGGATTACCTTCTTCTGTTAAAACAGTATCTAATACTCTTAAATCCTTATACTTATCATTTTCTAAAAAATAATTAGATATAATTCTTAAATCGTCTTTAAGTGTAGACCTGTTTATTTTCGGGTCTTTTGCTAATTCCCTCTCTAAAGCACTACCTAGTAAAGCACCCCTTTTGGGGTCTCGCCTTTCTCTTAATTCCTCTATAAGTGGAATAACTACATTTTTGTGATAATCACTAAGTATTGCTGGTCCAGCATATTTTCTACGACCATAATTTTCATTAAATCTGTCAATGTCTTTTAGTGTACCTACTCTTTTATCCTCATCACTAATCATATCATACTCATCATAAATATTGTCGGGGTCTGATAAATATTCAAGTATTTCATCATCGGTAGCATCGGGGTTATTATCTACATATTTTTTAAATGCTTGTCGCAAATATAGAAATGCGGGGTCAAACTTTATGATACTCCACCAATCAACCATTCTTGATACTCTCCCAATATTCTATCGCTTCTTGTATTATCTTAGCATCTTTAGGAGTAGCCCTACTTAGGGCTTCTCTTAAATCTTTTAGTTTTCTCTCAACATAATCGTCTAGTTTTAGTATGTCTTGCCAATTCATTTTACCCACCTTTCATTTAATAGGAACTCCCACATTCATATGTCCTGCACTTCTGAGTTTTTCTACTACTTTTCTAAAACTTGGATTTAAATTTACTATTGATTCTTCAAGATATTTATTTAATTTATCTCTAGCGTCAATATATTGTCGTTTAGCCCCGTCTGAATTAAACCCTTCGGCTTTTGCCGCTCTATTCATTTCATCTCTTAGTTGATTAAATGGTTCTAACATTTTTTGTTTAAGTTGTTCTGATGCCTTACTTTGTTGCATTATTGTGGGTATAGCATCTGCTATCTTAAAATAATTAATGTTATTATATGCCACAGGTTGAGTATTTCTTATTTTTAATATATCTTGCCATTTCATCGTATTCGCCCCCTTGTAAGAATGTAACCCATTACTTTTTGAACCTGTTCTTTTGTAGGTTTAGCCACTTCATCCCATCTAGCCATTACCTTTTTGTATAAATCTTCTATTGATAAAACATCGGGTGAATACATTTCATCTCTAACTATTTCGTATAATTTTTTAGTAAGGCGGGTATCTTCTTCTTTATATAAAGAGTCTTGCCATATTGTAATATCTTCTGATAAATTCAATTCTTGAAAATCTTTAGAATATTGGCCCTGTTCACACCTTTTCCAATTGTTTAAAATTTCAAGTGGCTTCATTTCATCATAACCCTTTTCGGAAACAAAATTCTTTAACATTTCTTTAAATTCTCTACAATTTAAATTTTGTACCATTAATAAGTAATTTTTTGCATCTGATAAATGTTCTAAGTATAATGTTTTCTTACCTAATTTTGCTATTTTAGTTAAATACTCATTTGTTATCTTTTTAAAATTTTCAATAAATTCGCTCTTTGCTATTTGACAACAATCATTTTTTTGTTTATAATTAGAAGGGCTTATACTTCTACTAATAAAACCATAAGTCGGCCTTCTTCCAAAAGTCATATTAATCCTCACCCGTTTATAATTTATAAATATATCCCTGTCTGCACTCGTAACACCAATCGGCTATGTTATCTGTGCGTTTCTTACAAGGTCTTTCACTAATATACATTTTTACTATTTCGCACATTTTAATCTTCCTCCCTCAAGGCATCTGATGAAGGGGTTCCACCTTCTCTTTCTCTTATTCTTCTTAATACATAATCAGTGTCTCTTGAAACTTGAGTTTCTGATACAATTTTAATAATCGAATCATAATATCCTCTAAAAGTTCCTGCAAAAATTACTTCTAATGCGTTTGACATTCCATGATATACCCTGCCTTTGGCTAAATAAGTTATAAAAGATTCACCACTTTTAACCTTCATAGAGGAATTTAGTCTATCTTTTATACCCCTCTCCATTTTTAATCCTCTTAGTACGGGTCTCGTTTTCCCTACATATCTTCTTAACTCGGCATTACTAAGTTTGATAAGTTTCTCATAATCTATATTATGGTCAAAAGATATTTCAATTACCGCTTTAGATGCACCTATGGTAGAAAAATCTTCCGGTTTTTTATTTTGTTTTAATTCATATCTTACATAAAATCTATTCTGCTCTATATAACATTCTAATAAAGTAACATCAACAACTAAATGTTTATATGTAGCCCTAGATTTATCACCCCTTCTAATTCTTTTATTAATGTCAATAAATGCTTCACGGCCTATCATTCGTGTTATGGCTTCAACGCCATAGGTTCCTACTAAATCAATCCATTCAGAATAAGACAAAAGATTAGAAGATGTAAGTATTTTTAGGGATATACTTTCTTTACTTCTTATTTTTTTAAAATGTTCGACTAACCGATTATCAAAACCACGATTTTTAATAATACTAAACCACATAATTATCTACTTCTCCTTCTTTAAACCCGGATATTCAAAAAGGATAAAGGCATCACTACGAGAATAAAGACCTAAATATTTATTGTCATATTTTAAGTAAAACAGGTTATGGGGAAACTGCTTTCGTCTTAATGTTTTACGCCAATTGCTCATAATTTTTCTTTTTTCTGCTTGTCTAGTTTTACCGTCTGTTAACCTAACTACTTGTTTAATGTATTCTTCTTGACTGATTTCGTTATTTTTAAATTTTCTTTCTAATACTTGTTCAGGGCTAGGTATTCTATATTTTGATGCTAGTCTCTGACTTGGTGAACTAAAGTCTATTCCCCTTATAGGGATTCTAAAAGAATACGCTTGTGTTTCTATATTATTTTTAATATTAGATATTACTTTTTTTTCTAAACCTTCGCTCTTAAAAAATATACTTATTATAATTGTATCTTTAAGTGCAGGACTATCTACTTTCATTTTTACTGTAAAACCGTTTATTTTTAATTCAATGACGGGAAACTTAACACTAAAGTCTTTTTCTTTGGACTGTCTCTCTCTAGTAATTAATTTTCTTGGTGGTAACTTTGAAAATTCATTTAACACTATCGGAATATCAGGAAAACTTATGTTCAGTTTTTGTTCATCTAATATTACTTCTTTTAACTCAAAAAAATTGGTGTGCCAAAGAAGCCCTTTATATTCAAAATCTTGTAAGCCAAGATACTGTAATTTATTATATTCTTTATTAAATATTTTTCTCAATTCTGAGTCTATAATCGGTTCATTTCTGATTATTCTTACAGATTTTTTTAATTTACTTTGCGAGCCACCATAATTAAGTACAGTTTTACCTGTTATACGATATATAAATTCATTAAATTTTATTTTATTTTCGGTTCCTGCTTTATAAATAAGATATATATCTTCTAAACTCATATCTTTACCATACAATCTATTCATAGTGTATAAAAAAGACCTTATAGATTGACCATTTATTCTTATTGTGGTATATATATTTTCAGCAGCATATTTTTCCTTATTAGGATAAAGAACACTTAAAAGGTTTATAAGTTTAATATTACCATTACTAGTATAATCATTATTTATATTACTTTCATATATTACCCTATCACCTAAACTTACCACTAATTGTTGTGTGGACTCTAAAAAAGAAATATTACTCATTTTATTAACTCCTATATCAAATTCTGCTCTTATTTCTGCTTTAAGTCTATCATTTCTTACTTCTTCAAATAAGCCCTCATCGGGAGAATCTCTTCTTGGATATAACATATTTCCTGTGGATGGTTTATTTTCTAAATTTTGAAAAAGAGATACATAATCTTTAAATTTGCGTTTTCTTGGTTTTCTCTGTGATGTGTCATAAATATTACGCAACTTTGAAAAAGAAAACTCGGCAAATTTTTCTTTTGGCACACGAAAATCCTGTAATAGTCGTGGTAATAAAGGCATTCTTTTAAAAATAATTTTTTGATAAGCATTTTGCATTCTAATTGTATCGGCTTGTTGTTTATCGTAAGTACCTGACTTACCTTTAATTTTTAAAATGTCCATCATATACCCCTCGCTCTTATCTTTCTTAAAGGAAATTTTTCTAAGTCAGTAATCTTTTGTTCTAATATTATCTGCCCCTTAATAAATTTATTAAAAAGAACTCTGTAATTATCTTTATTGAGTGTAGAAATCTGAAATACAAATCCATTGGAAATATACCGGACAAAGTATGTGACCCCCTTTCCATAAGTATCTCTTCTCACCTGTTTTATAACATAGAAGCCCTCAAAGTTTTTCATTAAAGGTTCATTTAAGTCATCTGCAAATGAATTAAACCCGAATCGGTAAGAGTTTCCGCTATACTTTATCACATCAGCAACTTTCTTTGGTATAAATTTGTGGGGATTTTTAATAAATTGTAAATTATAAAAACCAATAAGATTCACTAAGTTAGAATTTCCCGATTCCACAAGACTGTCCATAATAGGCTTAGTATCTGATTTAGTGTAGTCCTCCCTAATCAAATAATTAAGTAATACTCTTATAGTGCGTCTAAGTGGGTCGCTGGGATTTTTTTGAAATTGTTCATATAGTTTATTAGAAATTTTTTCCCAAAGTCTATTTTCAGACTTCAGTAAATTCCACCAACTCATTTTAATCCCCTCGCTTTTTGTAATATTGTTGCTAATTCAGCATTACCTTCAGTTATAAAATATGTTTTACCGTTTAAATCTAATTCCCTACTATTAACAAAAGTATCTTCCGATTTTGTTGGTGCAAAAATTCCAACATTACCCCTACTTGTAATATTGGTAATATCATCTAAAGGAATATACTTTTTAAATAGTTCTATACTTGTGTCGGATAAGGAGTGTTTTGCATATATATTTTTATACCTATGGTTAGGTTGATTCCATATTTCTACCCAATCGGACATATATTTTTTTATGTCATTAAGTTCTATGTTTGGTTGAAAACTCAAGGTTTTGTTATCTCTGTAATCATCTCTAATCTGTATGCTCATTGTTATAAAATAATTAATACCTGTACCAGTAACTCCGGCAGGCGCATCTGTAAAATATCTACCTTTGCGTAAATCATATTGTAAATCATATAGATGAAGAACTATAAGTAAATCCTTGTCAAGTTCTTGAAAGTTAGAAAACTTAATTCTACTATAATCACCCCTTAAATCGTTTAAAGGTTTTAGTGAACCTAACAGTACATTTGTTTTTATACCATATATATTTTCTATTCGCTCTCTTCGCACTTGTTCCTCAACGGCTTGGGGGTCTAACTTTTTTTCTTTAATAATATCAAACCACTTCATTATTTATCCCCCTTTATTATTAGCGATTTTGGTTTTCCGTTTTTTACCCAACACTCATTACATAAACCAAATGGATTACCGTATCTAGTAATGTAACACACGCCACAGTAAATAAAATTTTTCATTTTTTTCGCTTCCCATTCTTTTTAGTCTTTCTCTTTTGTGCGTTAATGAAACTTATTATAATTTCTCCGCTTGTTGTATCATAGCCGCTCTGTCTACATTTATTTCATCCATATAACTATTTTTGGGTTTAGGTAACGATAGTTCAAATTCCCATATATAACCCTTCAGTCCACGAATCCTTTTTCCTTCTATAAGATTTTTAATATCGTTAACAGGTTTATATTTACCCAATAATTCTTTACTTCTTGGTGATAGTTCATTTACTGCTCTAATATTTTTATAAAGATGATTAGGCTTGTTATAAATTTCAACCCAATCCTTAAAATATTTTAATATTTCATTTTTATCTGTAGACTCTAAATAAAGAGTTACGCCCCTTTCACTTGTATCTTCTCTCTCAAATTCTACATGCAATTTAATCTTATACTGTAAAAAATGCTTACTCTCGTAATAATACGCTCTATCATATACTGTAATAACAATTTGTAAATCTTTTCTATATTCCAAAAACTCCGACAATTCTCTCATATTGTAATCTCCGCTTAAATCATTAAGAGCCTTTAGTGAGCCTAAACGAAATGGAGAAAATCCGTAAATCCTTTGTATTTGTGAACGGGCCATACGCTCATCATGGTCCTCTGGTAGGCCATCTGTAAATTTAATTTTAACAACATCCCACCAATTCATTTACCATCAGCCCTTTGCTTAGTCTTTCTTTTCATACTATTAATATATTTCCTATAAACTAAAGCGGCTGATTTTTTGCCCATTTCTCTTGCTCTTTGTTCCATAGCAACTGCGGCTTGTATTTTATGTGCGTGAGTTTTGCCACTCCTTTTAATCTTATTAACCGACCTTTTAGCATCTTTAACTGTGGCAAACTTTAGACCATGTATCGTGCCTTTAGGGTTTTCATCTGTATATAAATCTGAATGTTTTTTAGAATTAGCAGGTTGCCCCTTTTTTCTTGGAATCCTTTTTCCTTTAAGAATATCCTTCCATGAAATAACATCTTCAGATTTTTTGTAACCTGAAGCATATGCGGCCCTTGCTACTTGTTGAGCCTTTTTCTTTGTTTTAAATGGTCCTCTTTTTCCCCAATAATATCCGTCTTTTCTTTTTCTAATAGGCATTATATTTCCTCCTTAAATTTCAACATGTTAAACCAACTCAAAATCTAAACCCCGCTTTTATCATATTAGCCCATTCCTTATAGCGGGTCGTGGGGCTAAATTTATTTATTTTTACATATATACTATTATAATCCTTATATTTTAAATCCTCTTGAGTTTTTTCTGGTAATACTTCTAATGGTACTTCCAATGCTGTAAGGTTCTCTTCCATGTTTTCTAATAAATAATTAGCAAGTCTTTTTAAATCCCTAGTTTCTATTGTGTCATTTATTTTATAACCCTTATATCCTGAAGGATAAATACTCATAAATTCTTTAATAGGTATGTCAATAATCCCCGACCCTATTTCTACATTAGGTCCAGCAAAACTAAAAGTGTAAATTACTTGTCCTCCAAAGTTGGGTCTACCTGAGCCGCTTAAAATTGGGTTAAATTGTATAATCGGTTTTTCTTTCAATTCTTCTTTTTCTATATATCGTAAAAGAGTATAATGCCGAGTATTAAAAATATTTGTAAGTTGGCGTAATGCTTCTCGTTCAAATTTTTTACCCATCATAGAAAAAATTTCTAAAGCACCATAAAATTTAAATGCGGGAAAGCCCGCCAAGGACCATTGGTTGTAATCATAGGTTCGTCTTAATTCGTTGAGCATATCTCTTCTTCTCTTCTGTTTTTCTTCCAAACTCTCTTCTTTTAATATACTAAACCAAGTCATAAATTTAGCCCCCGTAAAACATTCATTATATTCTTGTTCAATTTAACATTTTTAGGCATTACTACAAAATCTGGTCTATTTTTATTTAATTTTATTTTTACATGTTCTTGTCCTATTTCTGAATCTAAAATTTGTTTAATAAAATACTCATCATCTACTTCTACATCTAAATAATCCTCAGCGTCTACAAAAAACTCTACTCTTAAATTTTTATATTTTCTATTGGGTTTATTGTAAATTTCCACAAAGTCCATTAAGGCAAATTCGTATTTATCTCCTTTAACTTTTAAACGGGGAAATCTCAGGTAATAGGAAACCTCAATTTCCATGTCAACATCAGGTAGAGAAACAATATTGCCTTTGTAATATTTATCCTCTTCAAAGTCCAAATTATATACAAATGTTTTTACACTTTCCCTAAACTCAAAATTTAAATATAAAAATAAATAAATCTCGTCAATTTCTCTATAAGTTCTGGCATTTTCGTATAAAAGAGAATGGTCTCCCGAAAGCCACTTTTCTGCCCTTAACTCACCTAATGGTTGTAGGGGTCCTATAAATCTAAGTTCTTTAGGTAAATTATAATAATCTCGTAGGGAAACATTTTGTGTTTTATTACCCACGCTATACCTTTCTAAAAACTTCTCACGCCTGTCTATTATTTCTTGTAATTCATCAGATTTTAGTAAATAAAACCAAGTCATTCTGATACCCCCGGATTTGTTTTTAGTGGTGTTAAATTTTCACTACTAACTTGTTTAAGTTTTTTATCCCAAAAATCTCTTATTTCCTCTACATAGCCATTAAAATCATCTTGATAATTATATATAGGATTTCTAACACTAGAAGTGTGCTTTCCTCTTGACATAGAATCTGTTATATATGCTTGTCCTTTATCATCTACATAGCGAGTTTTTATATTTATATTAAGATAGCCAGTTTGATTAACCCTTCGAGAAAGAGTATTTATACCTATTATTTCGTTTATTAATTTCCCTAAATCTTCAAATTTATTACCTATAAAAAGCATATTTCCCTGCCATGACGCTACCGCACAACCATGATTAAAACCCACTACAAGTCTATAAAGATATATTTTAACATCATTTTTACTAATTAAAATTAATATAACACTTGCCGGACCCCCCTTCTGCATGGTAAGTTCATAATCACTTACTTTAAACGGAAATGGTTTTACCCTACCTGTTATTGATAGATTACTAAGTAATGTACTATATCTCATCTCAAGTTTTCTGTTACTTGCTAGTTTTTTTAAACTCATTCGCAATTTAGTAGATAATTTATTACCGCTTAAATATGCTTTGACAAATTCCATAAATGCAGCATCCCGTATTATTTTAATTTTACTGGTTTCTACATATTGTTCGTATTTTGGATATTCATAGTAAATATCCTCATGCGCCAGTAAAATATCTTTTAGAGAATATTCTCGCTTTAAAATAGTAGTCCAATTCATAATTTCAACTCCCGTAAAATCTCAAAAACGGCAGGTCCATTCTCTAAATAATAAGAATTATCATCACGATTAAATAAATCTTTCAATTTTTTTGCATTGTCCACTGATATATCAGCATACATATTTTTATATTTATGATTTGGCATATTATAAATATCTACAAAATCTTTAAACATTTTTTTAGTAATCTCAGCATTACGAAGAAAGTTAAAACTCCTTCTACTACCTGTTGAAAAAATACGAAGTGCAATAGTAAACCGTACATAAGAAGTCTTTGGTTTTACACTAACCTTTAATGTAAAAAAAATTTCTGTAATAGAAAAATTGGATAAAGCATTTTCTGAATAGTAAAGAAAATTACCAGAACGCGAGTAATCGCCTTTAAGATTGTTAAACGCTTCTAAATTACCAATATATTTGATTGGATAGTAACCATATAACTTTTCATAATATCTTTTCTTTTCAAACATTTCTTGTATTTCTTCATATGAGTAAAGTGAGAGAGAATTAGGCGGTGGCTTACCATTCCCTTTTATTACACCAAACCAATTTTCAGAAAAATTTTGCCGCAATTTTTTTCACTCTTCCTCTGTTATCTTTTTAAACTTTTCATATTCCCTTCGTAGGCGAGCAATTTCAGGTGTACTTGCTTTTTTGGCAAACCACGCTTCTATTGCCATTTGAGCAGCCTTTAAATTTGCCCCTTGACCTCTCATAAAGTTCCAACTAAAAAATATTCTTGGATAAACTCCTTCTAATTTAACCAAAGTAATTTCATTAAACTTACTCATAAGATTATATAATGTCGTGTAAGGAGTCTGTGTGGTTACATCTTTTAACTTATTTAATATGCTCATAAGGGAATTTTTAGTTTCAGTTAAGTCACGCATATCTCTTTTTAATATGCCAAACCATTCTTCATGAAAATTTTCCGCCAAATTTTTTTGACCCCCCTAAATCCGTTTTTTGAAAAATTGGCCCGACATTTTTTTACTACTTGCAAAATTTTTTTATTTTTTATATCTCTATTTCCAGAATAAGAATAT